AATGGGAAGGTGGAACAGACAGCATAGGGACACTCGCAGGTGAGGGAACAGGCGTTCTTTTGAATATATACGCAACCGAATCGTTGGGTGGCATACAATATGATTACACATACAGACCCAAAGCTAACCAGGAACTCAAAGACCCCAGTAAGGGTGAAAATTACTTTAGCAGCAACCATCCATATAATAAATTTACAATAGCAAAGTTACGCAGTTTATCTGAATTAAAAATAAGTACTTCTTCAATAAAATAAAGAGGGTTTAAGATGCAATTTCAATTAGATAAAAACGTCCCCAATAGATATGTGGAAGAATCTCGTGACTTTCAATTATTGTGTCATATAATTGACATTTATTTAAACCAGGCGATAGAGAAAACCTTCGATATGAGGTTTTCTCTGGACCCCCAACAATGCAGAGCAGAGCTTTTACCATTACTCGCTAGAAGAATGGGCTTTATTACGAGCATGCATATACCTGATGGTGTACTTCGAGCTATTTGCTCTGTGTTTCCAACATGTATAAAAATGAAAGGTACCATTTACGCCGTACGTTTAGCTGCACACGCAATACTAGGTACTGACGAAAAGATAACATTGTTAAGCGTTGTTAAAGACGATAATGTACCCGAGAGAATAGATATTATCACCAACGTAACATCAGCCAATCTCCCATATCTAAAAGAAGTTTTACGTTTTATAACACCCCCGGGTATTATTTACAGCTATAACTTTAAGGTAAAAGAAGTAAAAACAGAACTTAAATTTATACCTAAATATAAAGCAGGCAGAATACGTACTAATACAGCGGCAAATGCACATATCATATCAGACGAAACACTTTTACGGGAAACAACTGAGTGGTCTAATGAAGCGCTAACTTCAACTTCGAATATGCACGAACTCTTTGTACCAACAGATGTGTCTGTTTTTTCGGTTCTACCAGATGAAGGAGAACAAAGGGAAGATTTCCATGTATTATCCGATGCTGTTGGAAAACTTTATCCTCAGGTTGGCTTTATTAAAATAGCGGGAAGTCATGACGATACACAACCCACACCCATTACAAAAAAGGAGGAAGTAACCAATGAATAATTACTTAATTGAATATAGAGGCGAAGTTAAAATCAATTCATTCATAAACGGGCAATATTCAAATACAAAGACAATGCACAACGCAGGTACCGATGCTCTTTTTGAATACCTCTGCAGAGCCTTAGCAACTAATAGAGTAGATAATACATGGGTAACGACGCTATCAGGGCAGCAGCCATGTAGCATAATACTTCAGGGGAGCGAAGACGGTATCCAGTGGGGTGACATCACCCTCGCTGACGTTCTGATTTATTCAGCTGTGCTGGGTAAGGTGAGTGATCGCCCTTCGGTAACATTTAACGGCTTACTAACATCTCAAAACGTAAAAGACGATACTTACAAACAATTTCGTCTGGTGATGAAGAACGTGAAGGGAGAAGCGCTGGCGGATGTGTTATTACCTGGTGACGGCTCCGCTAAGAAGTATGAGATAGGCACGGATGAAACACAGCAAATACAATGGACCATGTATTTTGTTAACGTAGAAACCACAGGGGGGTAATGAATAATGGCACGATTAAATGCAGGCGATGTAAGAATATTTCCAATAAGCAATAGAACAGTAAACACAGGCAACAATTTTGCAACTGAATATAATATTGCGAGTATTATAAATCAACTTACGGGTAGTACAGGTTTTGTTATAACAGAAGAGTATGCGGGAGATAAAGAATTTTCCTTCAACATTGCGGGATATTGTTTTACGGTGAGTCGAGGCAGTTTGCTGGCAGCGCTTGCAGGTGAGACAGAGAATGTATTATATGCGTACATAAATTTTACAAATAAAGATACTGTTGATTATCGGAAAATCGACGGTGAAGATGCAACTAATACATCTTTTGTACAATTTGACACAAAAGATCCTAAGACTTCTTATCAACTCAAAATATTATTCAAAGACGAAGACGGGTGGAAAATACCGGACGAATCTCGCATTAAATTTATACCACACAAAGATTTCAATATTGATAATGGGCGCATAAAATAAAAAAAATTCAAATTATTTTTTCAAAACCTTAACTTTTGTCACTCATTCATTTGTATTCTAATATAGAAACAATCAAGGGAGCAAATAAGCAAGATGGGTAAAAAGATAATTTCAATAACTTGTCCGTACTGCGGAAGGGAATACCTTCCCGCGGAAATATATATTCCAAAATCATTTATGGGAAGGCCGGCAGACATAGAGAAGACTCAGGAAGGGAAGATCGACAATTTCAGTGGTCCCCTTATGGATACTACAGAGGAATATATTTGTGATGGTTGTGGTGAAACTTTTCAGGTTAAAGCAAGTATTTCTTTCAGAACTTTTAAGAAAGATACTGATACACCTTTTGTAGCACCACTCAAACCTCAGAAAATATCGTTATTTGAAGAATGATACATATAAAAGAACAAAAAGCAAAAAAGGTGGTGGGAGACACTTCGTTACTCATCACCTTTGATTTTAACAAAGATCTCGTCAATATTGTTAAAATCATGAGTGGATCTAATTACAGCAAAAAAGATAAAACGTGGGAAGTACCCTGTGTATATTTTGCTCAACTGTTAGATGAAATGTGTATTTACGATGATATCGAGATAGAATTATTAAAATACAAAGAACAAAAAAATAAAGATAAAATATTCAAATTAAAAAAATATAAACTCAAACCGTTTAAGTATCAGGAAGAGGGCATCCAATACGGCCTTAATCATCCTAAATGGCTATTATTAGATGAAGCAGGTTTAGGTAAATCGAGTGTTTTAATTCACATTGCAGAAGAACTTAAAGATATGGGTAAAGTAGAACATTGCCTTATAATCTGCGGATTAAATACATTAAAAGAAAACTGGGTAAAAGAAATAAACAAACACTCAGACCTCAGCTGCCATATATTAGGACAATATGTTACGAAGACGGGCAGAAAAAGAATTGGTCAGATAAAAGACAGGGTTGCAGAATTAAAATCACCCATTAAAGAATTTTTTACAATAACGAATATTGAGACACTGCGTAACGACGATATTGTAAAAACCTTGAAAAAGGGTGTAAATAAATTTGACATGATCATTTTTGATGAGTGTCACGTAGCTAAAAATCCCACAACAACACAGGGTACTAATATGTTAAAATTAACGGATGCGCCATATAAGATAGCTGCAACCGGTACTTTATTATTAAATAATCCATTAGATGCGTATTTACCATTAAAATGGATTGGGGCGGAAAATGCCATATATACGAATTTCAAAAACTTTTATTGTGTATATAATGGTTTAATAATGACGGGATTTAAGCACCTCGACGTAATTAAAGAGCAAATAGAAAAAAATTCTTTACGCAGGCTGAAAAATGACGTATTAGATTTACCCCCTAAAATGATCATTGATGAGTATGTGGAAATGGAAGATTCACAGACAACATTATATGAGAATGTGAAAGCCGGCATAAAGAGTTCTGTAGACAAGGTTAAACTCAACACGGCAAATTTGTTGGCATTAGTGGGAAGATTACGTCAGGCAACCGCCTGTCCATCCATATTAACTACAGAAAAGATACCTTCATCGAAGATGGATAGAGCCTGTGACTTAGCGAAACAAATAATGAGTAATGGGGAAAAGGTCGTTATATTTTCAACATTTAAGGAAACGGCAAAAGAATTACAACAGCGCTTAGTCGAATTTCAACCACTGCTTTGTACGGGTGATGTAAAGGATGATGTTATTTCTCGTAACATTGACGATTTTCAAAACAAACCTGACAATAAATGTTTTATAGCTACATGGCAAAAGTGCGGTACAGGTATAACATTGACGGCGGCTTCTTATGTCATATTTATCGACACACCTTGGACGGAAGCGGTTTTCTCTCAGGCGTGTGATAGGTGCTATCGTTATGGTACTACAAAACCTGTTACAATATATAATTTAATAACGAAAGATACTATTGATGAAAGGGTTCTTGAAATATTAAATACGAAGCAAGCTATTAGTGATTATGTTATTGATGATAAAATCACCGATAAAGCAGTGGAAAGTTTAAAAAAATATATATTAGATTTGTAAAAAGGTTGACAAAATAGTTGACCTTTTTTATTTTTTGCTATATAATAATGTCATAAATATAAAAAGGAAGTGATGAGGTGTTAGAATCATATAAAAAATCATACGAGGAAGTTGCAGATCGAATACAGGGGTGGCGAGATGCCGATAAAAATGATTTATTTCGTAGTTATGTAGAATATGAAAATGACACAATAATTGCAGAGGCGCTAACAGCTGCAATAATATGTAGATATTGGGGTGCAATAAACAAATTTTACGCAAAGAGTTATAAAGCGGCCTCACCAGATGAATGTTACAATTGGTTGATACAATCATTTATAATAACGATGAAATATAGGCCGTGGTGCAACCCTGAAAATAGTTTATATAATGACCCAAAGGGTCCAGACAAAGCGATGAATCAAATATTGACCAGCCGTCGGCAGGAATTTTTTCAAAATTCGAATATGTTAAAACGACGCATAAATTATGGTACATCGAGTGTTGAAGCACTGCAAGAAGAAATAGGGGATGGGGCTTTTCCCGTACCAACGGAATACGAAGAAATAGATGATATGCTGGATATAAAACGTCTCGTAAATGAAGCATTTCAAAATAAAGAATACCTACTCGCATTCATGATAGACAGTATTGTTAATTATGATACTTTTGATGTAAATAAGAAAGGAAAAAATAAGGTGGGTAATACCACATTTAATTTGAAAAAATTATATCGTATATTACATCATTTAGATACGCGATATTATGATAACTTCATTAAAAATTTCGATGTGGATGAAGAGGAAGCAAAAAACGCTGTAGAAGAGTGTCGCAAATTGACCCGTGCTAAATTATGTACCGCAATGAAACGTAATTTTAAAATATTACAAAGACGTTATGAAAAATTAAGGGTGAATTAAATGTTATTGGATTTGTTATGTACAGATAATTATATAAGTTTTAATATAAAGGTTGCAAACACGATGGGGTTACATGCTGCCATTTATATTAATGAACTGATGAATATTAGTCGTAAGGCAGAGAAGAAGGCTACCTTTACGCCCGATGGGTTTATGATAGTTGACCGAAATTATATAATGTCTCGCACTACGCTCTCAATAGAGGAACAATCCACCCTCGATAAAAAGATTCAAAAAGTAGGTGTCATTGAATTAAAAGAGGATAACCCCGATTGTTTACAGGTGCATATCGACATCCTCGCTAACATTATTGCAAGTGATGAAGCAGCATTACTTCAAAAAGTATCAAAAATGACTGCAGTAAAGAAGAATTCACCCGGTGCTGGTATCTCTGCAAGGCAGCGTAACATTCAGGCATTAAAAAATTGTATAAAATGTTCCAACACGGAATTATTGGAAGCATACTGGGATTGGGTGGATGGCGTGTATGCAAACCCCAAGGGATTCCTTTCGAAAAAATCAATTGAGATATTTCAGCGTGGATTAGATGATTTTACGAAAGGGGATTTGGATCTCGCACTCAAAATTCTGGAAATAGCTACAATAAATGGATTCAGGTGTGTTGACTGGGCAATTGAAAAATTTCAGCGTGATTATGCAAAAGATTTCTATCGCCAGTTCATACAACCTGCCATGCCTGTACCTGATGTAAAAGCACCTGTAAGAAGTACGCAATTAAGTGATGAGGTATTTTAATGGAAGAGTGTAGATTAAAGGATAGATGTAAAAAATATCCTCAATGTGAAGGGTATTGTATAAAAAGATTCAAAATTGAAACCCTCTGTGATAAAGCACTACTAACAAAGAAGCAGCGTCAATACATTTCATTACATATTGACGCGGACGGCACGGACAGGGAAGTTTTTAAGACGTTAAAGAACGTAGAGAAAAATATAAAAAGTTTCGTAGAAGAAGGGCATTGTCTGTATATAAATTCTGTAAAAGTGGGAAATGGTAAAACTTCTTGGTCGCTTCGTCTTTTGAATGCATACATCGAAAAAATATGGGCAGGTTCGGATTTAAGTTGTGCTGCGTTGTTTATACACGTACCTCAATTTCTACTTGCATTAAAGAATAATATTTCAAGTAAAAACGAATATGCAGAACACATAAAGGAAAACATATTAGATGCGGATTTAGTTGTATTTGATGAAATAGGTACCAAATCATTAACTGTATATGAAGGGGAACATTTATTATCTATAATAAATTCACGCATTGATTTCGGTAAAAGTAACATATATACGTCCAACCTTCGCCCCGAAGAATTGAAAGAAGTAGTTGGGGATAGATTGTATTCACGTATCGTAAATAATTCATATAATATAACATTATTAGGTCAGGATAAAAGAGGTATTCAATGATTCAAAATCAAGCATTAAATTACATACTCGATTCAGGCGATAAAAATTTTCTTGCAGAAAACAACATAGGAATTGATTTTTTCAGTGATTATAAAAGTGAATTTTCTTTTATTCAGGATCACATAAATAATTATGGTAATGTACCCGATAAAATGACCTTTATTTCTGCTTTTCCCGACTTTGATGTTGTAAGAGTAAACGAGAGCCCTACTTATATAATAAAAGAGTTATATAAAGAAAAAAACAAAAGAACACTCGCAAAAATATTTAATGGTGTACGTGATTTACTTAATGAAGATAATGTAGAAGACGCTGTAAAATTATACACATCGGCAATTGATCAAGTCACCCAAAATACGCGTATGCCTACAATTGATATAATGCAGGATTTATCGAGATATGATTCATATGAGGAAAGAACAAAAGATGGTTCGCGTTATTTCGTAAAAACAGGTTTTCCGGAATTAGATGCAATAATAGGCGGTTGGAATAGAAAAGAAGAACTTACAGTAATTATGGCCCGACCGGGCACTGCCAAAAGCTGGACGTTACTAAAAAGCGCTGCCGCAGCTGCACAACAGGGATTACGTGTCGGTTTTTATTCCGGTGAAATGACCGCAGAGCTTTGTGGTTATCGTTTAGATACGTTAATCGGGCATGTTTCTAATGGCTCATTGGTTTTCGGTAATAAGCAAGTTCAAATGGAATATAAAAGATATATGGCGAATGCGTCTACACAATTGAAAGGTTGCATCAAAATATTGACACCGCAGATGATTGGCGGAATGGCGGGCGTATCTGCTTTAAGAGCTTTTATAGAAAAAGATAAACTCGACATACTTTTTGTTGACCAACATTCTTTACTCGATGATGATAGAAAGGGCAGAACACCCGTTGAAAAAGCATCCAATATATCAAAAGATTTGAAAGCATTACAGGTATTAAGCGGTATTCCAATTATAGCCGCATCCCAACAAAATAGAAGTGATAAAGATGAAAATGATAGAGCATCAGTAGCAAACATTGCACAATCCGATAGAATAGGCCAGGATGCTACAAATGTTATTGCGCTTGATAGAAAGGATGGTGTACTGAGTTTATTTATTGCCAAATCACGAAATGCAGTAAGCGGGCGAGAATTAAAGTACGCCGTTGATTTAGACAAGGGCAATTTTGTATATATACCAACAGATAAAGAAGAAGCAGACGCAGAGAAGTGTAAACAACTTCAAGAGACGTATGATTATAGTAATGATGATGGGGGGGAAGAATCGCCTTTCTAATGTTGGAAATTAATGGAAGAGTAATAACAGCGCCTATAGAAGAGATAATCAGAGAGATTCAACGTGAAACGCATAAATCACTGTTTAAGGATATGCGAAGACAGGGCAAAAATTTATTGGTAACGTGCCCTAATATGGATCATAAGGGCGGGCAGGAATCCCATCCTTCCTGTCAAATATATAATGATCCTGATGACGATTCAGTTGAGTATGGTTTTGTACATTGTTTCACATGTGGTTATAAAGTACCCCTTTACAAAATGGTTGCAGATTGTTTTGATGTTTCCGAAGAGTGGGGCAAGAAATGGCTCGTACAAAACTTTAGTGACCTTCTAATTGAAAGAAAACAACTACTGTCTGAAATATCATTTGATAAAAAACCTATAAAATATATAGATGAAAGCGTTTTGAAAAATTATGAATATTTTCACCCATATATGAAACAACGCAAACTTACGGATGAAATTATAAAGAAATATAAGATAGGTTTTGACCCCAAGACGTCCTGCTTGACTTTTCCTGTATGGGATGAACGTGGGCGATTGGTAATGATAACGAAACGTTCTGTATTGAACAAATCTTTTTATATACCAGACGATGTAGAGAAACCTGTTTATTTGTTAAATTTTTTACAAAAAAGCGAACATAAAGTAAATCAAATATACGTAGCAGAATCACAAATAAATACGTTAACGCTTTTATCCTGGGGATATGATGCGGTAGGACTATTTGGTACGGGCGGAAAACATCAGTATGAAATATTACGTAAATCAGGCTTTCGTAATTTTGTATTGTGTTTAGATGGTGATGATGCAGGAATGAAGGGTACAGAACGTTTCATAAAAAACATGCCCGAGGACACACTTATTTCAATAAAACGCATTCCATGGGGGAAAGATGTAAATGATTTGACGAAAGAAGAATTTGAAAATTTACCACTTATTGATGTGTAAAATAGTTGATTTTTACAAAATGATATCGTATAATATAAACAACAATTGAAATATTGCATTGACAATAAAAATTAATGGAGGTTTTTAATGCAAATTGATTTTAGAAAACTGCGCGCTTCTTATCAAGAAAACGCCGACAACCAAACCCGCATCGGTTATTTTAGTTTAAAAAATGACGGCGATACTGCACTCGTGAGATTTGCCCATGCAAGTCCGGATGATTTCGATGTAGTGTTTTCCCACGAAATTGAAATGGAAGGCAGAAGACGTAAAATAAATTGTCTAAGAGGGAAGGGGGATCCGGCGAACGTTTGTCCTTTCTGCAGAGAAGAAGTGAAAGGTGCTCTACGTATTTACATTCACCTAATTGAGTACACGAAAGATGCCCAGGGCAATGTAGTTGCAACACCGAAAATTTGGGAACGCCCCATCTCTTATGGTGATACTCTTGCCGATTATGCCGATGAGTACTCACCTCTTTCTGATTACATGTTTAAAATAAAACGTAATGGCGTGAGGGGTTCGCAGAATACCACTTATACAATTACACCGTGCAATGCATCTACGTATAATATGGATGAATACCCACCTCACCCCGAATTTTTCGCAGATTATAGAGCACTTGGAAGGGTGGTGCTGCAGAAGACGCCCGAAGAAATGGAAACGATTTTGCAAACTATGGAAGAAGCGGACAGTGCTGTCGAGAACACCGT